CCGCAACGGCAGCGGCACGGGTAGCGCAGGGTTATGCGCTTCAGTTTCATGTCAGCCGCCAATTCTCAGCGGGCAAATGCGATAGCCGACGTTTAAAACCGTGCCGTTGTCATAGCGGCAGAAATGGTCGCCGTTGTCGTACCATTCCGCGACCAGGTAGTGCGTCATGGCATAGGCGGGTATGGCAAGGGTGAGGGCAAGCACTGCGGCGGCAATAAAAGACTTCATCATGTTTTCCTTTTGGTGGGGTTAAAAACAGCTATCGCAGGAACAATGATTGTGCTTTCCCGACTTGCACCAATCCCGCGCATCGTGGCTGGGGTGAAAGTCGTTTCCGGCTTCGCGTTCCTCATCGCAGTATTTGCACTCGCCTGGCGGGGCCTTGTGCCGGTTCTGGTTGCGGGGCTTTTGTGCGTCTGTCATGTCACCGCCCCCGAATCGTGTGCAGTACGGTCATGGCGTAATGCGCCAGCAGCGGGCCAAACGCGGCGACCAACAGCACCGCCAAGGCGGCAAAGAACGCGGCGGTTAAACAGGCATCCCAGCGCGTCATGCCGCTGTGGCGGGTGTGGTAGTCGCGCTTCATGGCCGGTCCCCAGTGCTGCAAATGGCCCAGATCAAGGCCAACGGAATAACGATGAACAGGCTGCGGAAGAAGGCGTCTAGGATGGTGTCAAACATCGGCGGTAGCTTTGGCAATGGCGGCGCGGGCTTGGCTGTAAGCTCGGTTTTCATCGTCTCGTTCGGGGAACATTACACAATCCGCCATGACAGCGCAGCAATGCTCCAAAGCCGCCAGCAAGTCAGGCGCGGCGGCGAAAAGGCGGGCGTCCGGCTCTAACGCCTCGCCCACATAAGACGGGAAAAACTCCGTGCCAGTGCTGACAATATCGCGCCATGCGCTGCCGTTACCAGGTCGGCTAGACAGTTGAATGAGCCAAGGCCCCGGTGTGTGCTTCGTGGTGGTGGTCATGTCGCGTTCCTTTGCGTTGGGGTTTTCGCTACAGTACAGGCCAAGCGGATTGCGTCAAGCGTCCTGTTCCGTCTCCGGCTCGTATTCCTCAAGGATGCTTTCCGCGCTGGATGCCCACAATTCAACAGCGGTGGACAGGTAGAACACGGCCAGGCCAGACCATGACGCATCAGACGGTGGCGCGGGCAATTCACCCAGCGCATCGTCTATGTATTGCATAACGTCATCGCCATGTTCGGCCATGGTCGCCAGCGCCTTGCTATACGTCACGGCGGGCATATACGCTCCGGACGCGCACCCGCCCTGACAGATGCCAGCAACGTCATAGGGGCTGATGTCGGGGCTGATCCATGCGGGCACATCAAGGCCCAAGTGCGGGATGTGGGCGATGGGGTCTTCGTTGTTCCAGAGGTCCATGTGAGCGTCTCCGTTTCCGTTACAGCAATGCGGAAATCGCATCGCCTGTAGCTATAGAAGCACGCCAACCGGGTTGCGTCAATAGGGGAAGGAAAAGGGAAAAACAGAAAAAACGCGCTTGCGTTAGAAAGCCTTTAAAACAAGGGGTTTCCTGACTTGTCCGGGTTTTGTCCGGCTTGTCCAGAATTGACCAAAAACCCGCAGAAAGCCTGGGTTTTTGCCTTGGCAAAAGCATTGTCCGGCTTTGTCCGGCTTGTCCAGAATGTGCGGAGTTTGGACAAATCTGGACAAGTTCGGACAAGATTCGGACAAGGGCGAATGTGCAATTGTTGCAATGGTTTAAGCCTAAATCCGGACAAGTCGGACAAAACCGGACAAGGTGTTTTTAAGGCCGGGCCAAAACGGTGCTTTTTCGAGAGGGGGGGCTTTAGCCCCCTCTCAAGCACTAAGTGAGCGGGGCGGTTTGGGCGTCCGAGCGCATAGCAAAAGGCCCGCCGGTTAGGGCGGGCCTGGGGCTGGCGGGGGAGGGTGGGGTTAGGCGTACAGCGCCAGCAGGACAAAGACGTTTACGGCGATCAGGCCGCAGATTATGAGGGTGTCGCGGGTCATGGGGTGGGCCAAGGTGCAAGCGTTACTGACACGGGCTTGCCTGCATAGCCAAGCGCCCAAGCCTTTATTCCGGCCAAGTCATAGCTGCTATGGCGAATAGCGCCGTCTATCAAAAAGAAATAGGCGGCTATGCCATCCCGGCGGTTACAAGCAATGATTTGAAAGATGCGCTGGTTTTTCATGCTGCGGCCATCCGGGCGGCTATAGCGCCGGGGCCAACATACGGGCCGGAAACGTAAAGCTGAATAGCCCAGCCCATGTCATAACTAATGATCCGATTTGTGGGCCAGTTATTGCGTACCGCATATTCGTGGGCGGTTTCGTAAGTTTTAAAGTAAAAAACGTCTTTTTTCATTTTCATAGCGCGTTTCCTTGCGTTGCCGTTTCGATGGATAAGACTTAAAGCAAGCCGATTGCCTTGGCAATAGGGCGGTTGCGTTTTGTTTGGATAGTGCTATTTTCGCAACATGACTGTTTTGTTGGCTCAAGAAAAACAATCGGCTGAAAAGCGGCCACAGGGCCGCCCCGCGTTTGAACCAACGCCTGAACTGCGCGAGCAAGCGCAGAACCTTAGCGGCTATGGCGTGCCGCATGACCAGATTGCGGCGCTGCTAGGCGTAAGCGACGAAACGCTGCGTAAATACTTCGGCCCCGAATTGAAGCTAGGCAAGGCGAAGGCAAATAGTGCAGTCGGTTCAAGGCTTTGGCAGAAGGCTATGGAAGGCGATGTTGCCTCAATGATCTGGTGGAGCAAGGCGCAGATGCGCTGGCGCGAGGAAACGAACGTGCAAGCCGTCGCGCCAGTCACGATCAACCTGGCGTGGCTACCCGGCAGGGGGGTGGATGCTGGGTACTCCACATATGGGGCACAAATCATAGACGCAGAGGCGCAACCCATTGAATACATTGAGCAAAAGAACGACGACCTTCGGGTGACTGACACGATGGGCGAGGCAAGCGAGGCGTTGGCCGTCGAAAATGACCCCCTACCCCCCCGTTCGTCCGGGGGCGGGGGTGGGCGATGAACAGGGTCCCCCCGCTCCCATCTCTCATCCAGTTTTTGAGTTGTTCGCAGTTGCAACATGACGCCTGACCTGGACAACGCGGTACTGGACATCAACAGCTACAAGCCGCGTGGCGTGTTCATGCCGCTGCACGCGCGAAACGCGCGTTGGGCGGTGGTTGTGGCGCATCGGCGCTGTGGCAAGACGGTTGCGATGTGCGCGGATTTGGTCATCAGCGCCTTGCAGAACAAGCGCCGGAACCCGCAGTACGCCTACATGGCCCCGCAGCGCGACCAGGCCAAGAAGGTTGCGTGGAAATACATCAAGGAACTGACGAAGCCCATCTGGGCAAAGCCGCCGAATGAGAGCGAACTGCACGTTACGCTGCGCAATGGCAGTGGCGGGACGAGCATGATTTATGTGGGCGGCGCGGACAACCCGGACGCGTGGCGCGGCATGTATTTTGATGGGGTTGTGCTGGATGAGATTGGGCAGATACGGCCTAGCGCGTGGTACTCGGTACTTCGCCCGGCATTATCGGATCGGATGGGTTGGGCGATATTTGCTGGCACCCCGGCGGGAAAGAACCTTTTTTGGAACCTGCGTGAAGAAGCCCGAATAAACCCGAAAACGCATCTTTTGCTGGAACTTCCGGCCAGCAAGACGGGCATTTTGCCGCCTGAAGAACTGCGCGACGCGCGGGCGCAGATGACGGAGGACAAGTATCTCACTGAGTTTGAGATCAGTTTTGACGCGGCGGTGCCTGGGGCGTACTTCGCCAAGCAGATTGGCGAGGCGTATGAAAGTGGCCGCGTCGGGCAGTTTCCGGTTGACAAGGAATTTCCCGTCGATTTGGTCGCGGACTTGGGATATACGGATAGTTGCAGTTGGTGGGGCTGGCAGACGACGCCGGACGGCTACCGCATCGTGGATTTTTACGAAGCGGACAACCGGGAGATCGGCCACTACATCGACTGGATCAAGACCCGGCCTTACAAGGTCGGGAATGTTTACCTGCCGCATGATGCGCGGGCCAAGTCTTTGCAGACAGGCAAAAGCATCATGGAGCAGTTTCTGACGAATGGCATTACGCCGCGTTTGGTGCCGGAGTTGAGTTTGCAGGACGGCATTGAGGCGGCGCGAATTGTGCTTCCGAAGTGTTATTTTGACGAGGGCGTGACGTATGACGGTATCGAGCATCTACGCGCGTATATGCGCGAGTGGGACGAGCGCACGCAGACGTTTCGCAGCCGTCCTAAACACGATCAGCACAGCCACGCGTCGGATGCTTTCAGATACCTGGCGCTTAGTACAAAGGCAGTGGGGAATTCTGCGGGCAAAGGTGTTGAGAAAGTAAAAACAGGCGTGCGCGATTCATATTCATTCCGGCTTGACGACATTTGGGATTGTCAGCCGT